TTTCCACATTGCTCGTAGCAAACTATTGGTTACACCTCTCTTTCTCCACGCAGGATGGACACAAAGCCACGTAATTAAACCACAAGGATGGCCATTGAGATTTCCCATTGCTCGACTTACCACAACACCTACTAACTGTTTCTGAGCAGTGCGATATTCAGCGCCAACCAGTAACTTTTCTTCAAGATGAAGCTTTAGGATCTCAGCAGGAATATTCAGTTCAATAGAAGAACTATGATGGTTTCGTAAAAAGTCAGCATATTCTTGAACAAACTCAGGAGACCATTTGCTTACATTAGTAAGATCCACATTAGGGGGTATTTTTCGTGTTAAGAGTTTCGGTATTGCGGTGGAAAACGGGTTGAATTGTCGTAGCCAGTATGTACTCCACGATAACACTGGCGCGTCCTTAAAAAAGGATGCCATACCTAGATAAAATTGACTCGCTGACTTTAGACATTTGCTCTCAGTACAATGAACACCAACAAGTCTCGCTGCGAGTGCTGTCAAAAGAAGCTCCCGCTCACGGCATTTGCTTGCCGTTGTGGCGGATTCTATTGCTCTGCCCATCGTCCTGATAATGAACACAAGTGTACCTATGACTATAAGGCAGAAGCAATGAAAAGTCTGAGTACCAACTTGGTAAAAATTGGAGCAAAAAAGGTAGAAGTTATCTAATATGCATCCAAAGAAACCGGTTCGTACAATTCTTCCTACAATTCACGAAGTTGAACCTCAACCACATGAATTACGTATCACAATTCCTCGCCGAAAGGACAGCGATACCTTCTCTGAACCTCCACCTGAGCAAACAACCCATTCTTGGATTGTCAGTTGCCTTTGCTGTTGCTTTTGTTGGCAGATTGCCGTTGGATGCCTTGAAGGTTAGAGCGTTTTAGCACTTTGGAGATACAAGGCCACAATGGACGGTGACCATTTTCCCATGAGTTTAGTCTGGGCAGGGTCAAACCACGCTAACGCGTCTTTTTCCCGTTTATCTGCACGAAGGCGCTCAAACGCCGCAGGGTGCTCATTGAGCCACTTGAATTCCTCAAGAGCTTCTTGAATCTGTTGAGGAGTTACATTGGCTTGGAAAATATGATACTGGAAATAATGGTTTGGCGGATAATCCGGTTCACGACTCTGAACCACAAGGCCAGTATAGCGCAGATTGTGAAGCGCAGTAACCTTTGACTCTTCCATCACTTCACGGCGCACATTTTCAGCCATCAATTCAATTAAATTGGCATCCTCTGGCTTCGCATCCTTGCCCTCCATTTGTCCTTTCGGTGGCTCCCACGCCTTTGTCTTCGGGTCAGCATCTTTTCTCTTAACAACCAAGAACCGGTTAGGGTCAAAGGGTTGGCCAGCTTCGTGAAGAAAGGTAGCTGCGCGTAAATAGACGCGCCATCCTTCAACAGGATGTTCTACATAGAAATAACGCTTGTGCGGTGCGTAATCAAGTTTGGCCGCACCTCGTACGAGACCGGGCTCAAATACATTGAGAAGTCCAGAAGGTGAGGTAGCCATACCCTACTTACGCTTAGAAACTTTGCTTTGAGCCTTTCGTGACTTACGGGTTTTGCGTGTCTTCCGTCTGCCCCCCTGTTTGCGGTGCTCATAGTTTGCCCAAGAGAGGTTCTGTGGCCCTTTATTATTGGCATTTCCAACAGGGGTTTCTAGTTTATTGATATTCACTTCCCAAACCTCTTCTTCCTCCTCTGGGCCACTAAAGAAGCTCTTTATCCACTGCATAGGTTCTACAAGGGCCGAGTAAAAAATTGATTTGGTCTACGTCTAGTGATAGCATACACCGAGAAGTAGAATGAGCCTCCGTCGTATTCAGAAGGAACTTCAGGACTTTCAGCGCGAGACTCCTGAGAATTGTAGTGCTGGACCCCGCAAGGACAATATGTTCATCTGGGATGCCGTGATTCTAGGGCCTACGGATAGCCCCTTTGCTGGAGGAGTCTTCAAGCTAGAGATTCACTTTCCGTCCGATTATCCCTTCAAGCCCCCTCGTTGCCAGTTCCTCACTAAGGTCTATCACCCCAACGTAAGCGCAACGGGAGTCATCTGTCTGGACATTCTCAAGAGCGAGTGGTCTCCTGCCCTTACAGTCAGTAAGACGCTTCTGAGTATCTGTAGTCTTCTGACGGATCCTAATCCTAAGGATCCTCTTGTTCCTGAAATTGCGCAGATTTACGAGCGCGATAAGCCCCGTTATGAAGCGACGGCTCGTGAGTGGACGCTAAAGTATGCGACGGGTTAACGTGTAAACTCCAAGAGGTAGGCATATTCAAATCCAATGGCATTCAAATCCTGATATCCCACATACTTCCATCCCGCGCCTTTTGCCATTTTTACGACTTCTTCTAGCTTTGGCATTTGGAAGATGTGTTTTTGTCTGCGCACTGCATTGTCCTTGAAGCGAAAGGTTTCGTAGAATTCTGCCTTTGGATCCATCAATTCAAAACGGGCTTCATAGTCAAACTTGTCAAAGGCGACTTTACTCTTCTTGATTCGCTCTTTGCTATATTTTTGTAAACTAAAGGCCAAAAAGGGTGACGCGGATTCTAGAATGGGATCAAATTTGTATTTATTTACCACTTCAATGACAAGCTTACCTCCTGGTTTTGTCCATAAATTGGCAAAGCGAAACCATTCTTCAGGATTTTTGATATAATAAAAGGTAAAATAGAACATATAGATATGACTGAATTCACCCGCAGCACACGCAGAAGGATTGTCTAGACTGCCCTCACGCCATCTGAGCGCTGCTGTCTGTTCCTTATTCAGTTTAGCCGCAGGTTCCACCTTTGTCTGGGCAAAGCGTAACATCGCAGGACTGGAATCAAGGCCAATAATGCGTCCAGCACCGAGTTTGGCAAAGGTTACTGCGGCGTATCCAGTTCCGCATCCAGCGTCAAGGATAGACCACGATGAAATCGGCCCAGAGGACTTGTCTTGACCCCAGCGTGTTGCGAGAAGGGTCGCTTTTGCCTTTGAGCGTTCGGCTTGATTGCTGAGTTGATCATAGACTCCAGCGTAGAAATCATCATAAATCAAGTTAGGTTCTGTGATCCAGGTATAGACAGATGTGTCTTCTGTCTCTTTATCTTCAAAGCCCTCCGTTGACTTCTGTAGCATTCGGACTGCCAAGTAATTTACACACGCTAGTGCTATAAGTAACGTCACTACCGTATGTGCTGTTGTCCATTCAGACGCCATCCTACTTCGTACGGCGGGTTTTCCGTGCCCCTCCTTGCCGTATGCGTCTACATGTCTTGGCGCGACGATTTGTCGAACACCCACTGCGATGATTGCGGAGGACTTTACAGAGACCATAAAAATCGTGCTTGGCCATTGCGTACAATTCTTCGTCCATTGCGCATCGGATACGCCACAACCACGCAACAGCCTGTTTGCGACCCTTGATGGCGTGTTGAACAGACTTGGCAGATTTCTTCCACAAGGAACGCCACTCTTCAAAGGGTAGCACATCAGGAACCGATGCCCAGAATTGTTTTAATAGAGGTTTGCGTTCCGCTGGGGTAAGAAGATTATACTTGTTGCGTTCACTGAGTGTTGTTGGAGGAACTTCTGGAACATCGGGCATAGGCGCAGAAGGAGATGAAGAAGGATGGTTATCGGCAATACTAAAGAGAAAGTCCCATCCAGGAAAATGTGTTTTCGTACATCCTTGTTGTAAGAGGCCTTCATACAGCGCAAGCACACGTCCTAGAGGAGGGTCAGGAGCGACTTGCTGACCCTGATCCCGTAATTTTTGATTTACACAATTGTGAATCGTGTAAAGCCAGGTTGGAAACTGTTCGTTAGTTTTGGGAATAGGGTGTTCTTCGTAATAGGTGGATAGGCTCGCGCGGCAAAATTTACACGGGAGAACATATGGAAGCATTTCCCAAAAGGTTCGGTTACGATTGGCTTGGCTAGATGCTGCGATTAAATGGAGCAGTTTCCATCCTGATGGGCCCCAGAAGCGGGTATCCATTTCCTATTTCTAGCGTAGAATAAGTAGGAAAAATGACATCTATTAGTCGTCCCGGTGGAACTTCAGTGTATATTAAAGAAGATGGTGGAGATATATTTTGGAGTAGTGATGATGTAAGCTATGTGAATAAAATAACATTTCCAGTAAGTGTCCAAAATACGAATACTTCTGCTGGTGTTCTAACAGTTATATTTAAATCAGATCTTACCTTATCTAATGTTAATCAATATTTCGAGTGTACGACAAGTAATATTCAATTTGGAAGTAATACATTAAATGCGAATGGTTCTAGACCAATAATAACAATTCAAGTAGCATCATATCCTGGTTTAATTAAAAATTATGATGGTAGTAGTAGTTTTAATAATATCACAATAAAAAATATTGTTGTTATTGGTACGGGTTACAGTCTTGCTACTGGTGCTGGGTGGATAGGACAAGAATCTTTTGCAAGTGGTGCTACAAATAATCAAATTATCAATTGTTCAAGTGAAGGAAATATTATTACTAATGGTGGAGGTATTGTTGGTACTTCAGCATGTTCAACTGCTAACAGTGATCTTACGATAACAAATTGCACAAGTAAAGGAACTATTGCAAATCTTGGAGGAGGAATTATAGGGGGGGCTTGTTCGACAGATACTAACTGTACCATAACAATTTCTAATTGCTCAAGTAACGGATTAATATTATCAGGAAGTGGTACCAATGGTGGTGGAGGCATTTGCGGAGCTAATTGCGCAGCAAATAATGGCATAATTAATGTTGATAATTCTTATAGTATCGGAGTCATATCTACGAACGCTGGTGGTATTTTTGGATCTAAATGCGGAACAAATAGTGGTGTTACAAATGCGACAAATTGCTATAGCACAGGAAATATCAAAATAGGCGGTGGCATAATTTGTGCAAATGCTGGTAATAGTAGTGGCTCAGTAACTGCCACAAATTGTTATTCAACAGGTACAATTGATTCAGGATCAGGCGGAATATTTGGCACGGGTCCATCTAGTTCCTGTTCGGCCATAAATTGTTATACATCTGGTCTTTCGGCACAAAGTTCACCATCAAATGGAATTTTTATAGGATCAGTTGGAACAATTATAAGTTGTTATTCTGAAGCAAATGATGGTGGTAATTCAGGTAGCTGGTCTGATGCCCACGCAAATACAGTACTACAAAATGTAGGAACTACGTGGTTTTCAGTCAATGGAATCAATACAGCATACCTCCTCTATTCTATACTTGCATCACCTTATACACTAAATAATATAGTATCAAATACATTAGTATCAAGTTATACACAGACTATACAACCCGGTCAAAGTACTATAGCATCCGTTGTAACAGATTATACATTTTTCCAATTAGTTGGCTCAGTAAATTCGGCCATATCTATTGATTCATCAACTGGTGTTATTAGCACATTATCATCACTATCACCAGGCACATATTCTCTAAGAGTCTATGCAGATGCAACATATAGTTTAACCCAGTTTAATTTAATAATATCAGGAACTAATCAGATGTCATCAACTGCTGCACAGATTCCTCCGTGTTGCATTCCTAATGTGCCAAGTCCGAACCCTCAGGAATCAGATTATGATTCAAGTGTAATTGTACAGAAAAAGGGAGGAAAAGCAATTGATAAAAGTGTAGATGCTCTATATACAGGTGTAGCAACTGGACAAAGAACTGCGTATTCCCAGCCTGTATTTAAATCATATCATGATTACATACAGTATTTACAAGGGAAGTATCGTTAAGCACTT